GGCGGCAGCTCCGTGGCCGCCCCGGCAGGGGCCGGCCCGGCCGAGGTCGGCCCCGCCGAGGTTGGCCCCGCCGAGGTCGGCCCCGCCGAGGTCGGCCCCGCGGAGGTCGGCCCCGCGGAGGTTGGCCCCGTAGAGGTTGGCCCCGCCGAGGTTGGCCCCGTAGAGGTCGGGTCGTGAGCACGCCACCCGCTCGCGATCCGTCACGCAGGCCCACGGGACCACGGATCCCAGCTCGCGCAGCCGGTGACAGACAACCTTGTCATCGTCTCGCTCGCACACCTCGTCCACCTCGACCAGCGCGACTCGCTGCCCGCGCCAGCGCACCGGGTCGCTCGTCGCGTGCCAGCCGCGATTGCAGATCGACGGTTCGTCAACGCGCTCCGTCCATGGGCCGGGCTCGTCTCCCGTGGCCGGCAGCACGCGCCCACTCCCTCCGTTGCACGCTCTCCCGTACTGGTCGGAGGCGCGGAAGAATAGCCGGCCCTCGTCCAGCGCCTTGAGCGCGGCGTCCAGGCACGCGCCGCGAAGCACTCCCTCGGTCTCATACTCGCTCATCTCTTCACCCTCCACGCCCTCCTGCGGGCGTCGTTCGCGCGTCGACTCTCGATCCACCCGACCAGGCCGCCGAGCACGAGCAGGACGCCGGCCACGATCGCGAGGATCATGACTCCCAGGACGGCGAGGCTCATGGGGCCTTCCGATCGTGGTAGTGCTCCTTGATGGTCGCGGTGATCTCAAGGGCATGCTGAACAGCCAGGGCCGGCACCTGTCCCCTGGCGATGCCGATCAGGATGTCATCTAGGGCGGTAATCGCATCGCCCAGTAGGCCCTCCAGGTGGAACACGCGCCAACGCAACTGCGGCCCGGTCAGGTCGTCCACGCCGAGGTCGGCAGCGTCCCGCTTGCTCAGCTCGTCCATGGCTACACCTTCCATCCGAGCGATCTCATCGTCGTCTCAGCATCCATGCGACATGGAATCGGATCCACGAATGCCTCGCTGGTATGCCCACCAGCGCTCCAGTGCCAGCCGCCATTCATCGGATCCAACCGCACCGTGAGACGCTCACGTGTACCGGCCGGCGTGCGGATGTACCTCCAAAACGTCTGCCTCCAGGTTGACTCTGGTGCCATCATGGCCTTCCCTCCATCCCTAGCGACGCCATCCAGAGCCGCCACGCCTCGGCGCTGCGCTCGGACAGCTCCCGATCCTTGGCGCACAGCCGCGCGCACTCGACCGCCTTCGCCTCGGCCAGCTCCCACCTCTCGCGGAGGAACGTCTCCCTCTGCGTCGCCGTCTCGTCCGGCCATCCTGCGAGCATGAGGGCCAGGGCCGCGAGCACGATGACGGCCGTGCAGATGATGTCGCGGATCATGGGCCCACCTCATCCAGGACGGATGCCACGAGGCAGTACAACTCCTGCGCCGAGAGCTTCGGGTGCCCGCTCAACAGCGTCGAGATCCTGGCGGCCTCCTCGCCTACATCCATTCTCCTGGACTCCAGCTCGGCCACCCGGGCGCGCGACTCGATCAGGGCGAGCATGGGGGCGCAGGCCCTGGTGCTTGAAGTAGTGCCCTCGTACTTCCTGGGGCAACTCGAGTCCCTGCTGACGCACTCACGATCGCCAATGTCCCATTCCTTGGGACTGAAAAACTCGCACTGCTTCCCGTCGATGTCTCCGCACGTCTTCACGGCTCCCTCCTCTGCGCGCCGCACTTGGCGCACACCTCTCCGGCGTACCGATAGATCTTCGTCCCCGTGTGCCTCCCGCAGCACCAGCACAGGCGCAGGCCGGGCTTGCGCGGATGCGCCTCCCGGTGGGCGCGCGCTAGCTTGTCCTTGTACTCGAGGTCGGTCATGGCTCATCTCTCCTTGGGTCCACCACGGCTACGGTGTTCCTCGGGCCGAGGATCCTCCTGACGCGCATCGTACAGGTAGGGATAAGATCCCCACCATCTGGCGTCTCGGCCTCTTCCTCGAAGGTCGGCTGGCGCGCCATCCACATGCAGTACACCCTCATAAGAGGCCCGTATGTCAGCACCCATGCCGAGAACCTCTCGCCCGGCAACTCCACGGTTCTTGGAAGCTTGCCTGTCGTCTCCTGGCACCGCTTGCAGAGCTGGACAACCCTCTCCGTGGTGTCACGGTTCAGGTGATCGCGCAACCAGGCGTCCATCATCGCGTTCCCCTTATCCGCTCCCACTCGGAGCGCAGTTCGGCCACGTCCTCCAGCCTCTTCGTGAGCTTCTCTCGGTTCGCGTGCTCCAGGAGCGGCGAGGCGATGAGCCGGTTGATCTCGGCCCGGATGCGCTCCAGGTCGAGGAGCTGTTGATCTGCGATCACCATGCTAGTCATACTCGAACCCTCTTTCCTTCGCCACCGGATCCGGATCGTGCATGCTCTGGCTCGGCAGATGGTAGCGCAGCGTCTCCCGCCCCATGCGCGCCCCGCGGCGCTTCGAGCAGATGACCGTCAGGTCCTGCTCGTCTCCCATCCCGCCGATCCATCGTCCCTCTCGGTGGAGCAACCAGATCACGTCGGCGCAGTGCTCGATCTGCCCGCTGTCCCGGAGGTCACCGTTGCGTGGCTCGCGCGGCGTGTCCGAGTCTCCCTTGCCTCTCTGATCCTGCGACTTGCGGTTCAACTGCGCCAGGATGAAGAGGGCGAACCGGAGATCCTTGGCCAGGTTCTTGAGATCCATCGCCGCGCGGCCCAGCTCCAGGTCGTGCCGCTCCTTGCCCTCCAGGCGCAGCATCCCGAGGTAGTCGACGAACACGGCCACCAGCGGCTCACGAGCGTGCTCGGCCCGGATGAGCGCGGAGACGCCCGACACATCGAACGCCCCGGAGACGGGCTTGAACTTCTGGGCGTGCAGCTCCTCTACTGAGTTACCGAGCCTGGCCCACGCATCGGCATTCAGCCGCCCGCGCACCATCTCCTCGCCGTCGACCCTGGCCTTCGAGGACAGCCGGCGGAACTGCAGCTCCTCGGCGCTCATCTCCAGGCTGATGGCGAGCACGCGCTCCCCGCGCGCCGCGATCCTCCCACCAACCTCCAGGGAGAGGGCGGTCTTGCCGACCGAGGAGAGCGCCCCGATCACGCAGAGCTGCCCGCGACGCGGAGCGATCCGGTTGAGCGAGTCGAACCCGCAGTCGAGGAACCCGGGGGTCTTCCCGGTCTGGATGTCCTCCAGCGCCTGGATGGCCTCTGGGATGGAGCACGTCTCGACGTGCGACGCGTCGGTCAGCCCGGCCACCGCGTCCATGGTGTCCCCGCCAACCGCGGGCAGCGGGTCCCCGGCGTCCAGGGAGCGGACCACCTGGGTCAGCCGGAGCCGGAACTGACGGCGGGCGTGCATCTCGCGCACGCGCTCCGCGTACCCCCGGATCGCCCCGTGGGACGTGCAGTGATCCGTGAGTTGGGAGACCCAGGCCGACCCTCCGACATGGTCGAGGCGTCCGACGCGGCGAAGCTCGGCGTCCAGGGAGACCATGTCCAGCTCGACGCCGCGGGCCAGGCTGTCGAGCAGGACTCCGGCCGCGATCCGGCAGGCCAGGTCCGCGAAGTGGCAGGGCTGGAGAGCGCCTACCACCCCGAAGGCCTCCGGGTACATCATGAGCCCGCCGAGCAGGGCCTGCTCGATCTCCGGGTCCTCGTGCTTGCGGGTGGCCGCCATCAGAGCAGCACCTCCTGAGCCATCCGCTTGGCCGCGATCTCGCAGTAGCGTTCCTCGATTTCGATCCCGATGGCCCGGCGGCCGAGGTCCTTCGCGGCGCGGAGCGTGGTCCCGGAGCCCATGAAGGGGTCGAGGATCTGGCCGTCAGGAACGAAGCCGATGCACCACTTCATCAGGCTCAATGGCTTCTGCGTTGGGTGGGATCTCTTCCCGTCTGGGTTGCGATCTTCTCTCCATGACTTCGCGGGACGATTTAGGTTTGTCCATGCCATCTCGAAGTCCGCCATCGTTTCCATCCGAGAAGACTTTTCCCAAATCAACCAACACCTGGATGGAGGAAGCGTGTAGTAATTTCCTCCCCAAATGATGGCCGTCTTGAACTTAGCAACAAGAAGATCGAGCCCGTCGAACGTGGAGGAATCCCACTTTCTAGCATCCGCGTAGATCGGATTGCTTCCCCATGTTCCGCCCTGCCATCTTTCTCCCAGGCCATACGGCGGGTCCGTCACCACCGCGTCGGCCTTGAGCCCCGGCATGATCTCCCGGCAGTCACCGTGCAGTATGTAGATTCCTGCGCGGTCGTCCGCGTAGTAGATTTTTCCTGGAGGTCTCTCTTCTGCCGTCTTGGTGTTGTCAATCCCGGCGTGCTCGTAGTAGGGCGTTACCATCTCACACCCCCGGCATCCTGGGCCGGCCGTCGGCCCACGTCTCGGGCCGCTTCCGCCCGACCCATCGACCTTCCTCGACCAGCTCCGAGTACCTGGCCCCGTCCAACTCCCGCCACTTCGCCCGCGGCCTGCCGTCCGGGCCCGTCTCCTGGACGGGCGGCCACGCCATCCGGCGCTCGGCGGCCAGCCCGTCGAGGTCGTCACGCGCCACCCGGGCCCGGTGTCCCTTGACGGCCAGGCAGGCCCAGACGACCCCGTCCCCGGGAGCGTGGGCCTCCCCTAGGTGGTATGCCTGCACCAGGCGCTCCATGTCGTCTCCGGCCGGAGGCTGCGGCGGGATCTCCAGGCGCCATGCCGCCCGCTGGGCCTCCAGGATGTCTGGGAGGTAGGGCCGGAGGTCGGAGGCAGGGTGTACCATGGAAAGAGGCTTGCGTGGTTGTTCCGGAACTGTTCCGGAAGTGTCCGCGGACTGTTTCGGAACTGTGCGCGGAGCGTCCAAGTCGGAACCTGGATCCTGGATCAGGGAACCTGGATCAGGGAACCTGGAACCGGATCGATCAGAAGAACGCTTCGAAGTTCTTTCGGACACGGAAAGGCAGATTGCAGACCAGGCCTCTTCTCTGAGGGGACACTCAGGGAGGGACTGTACCATGCTGGGCCAGTTCTCAACCATGGTCTTCGTCTTCTCTTGTGGGCACAGGTAGCAGTGGGAATGGACAACCCATACAAGACCGGTTGGCGGGTCGACCTTCACCTTCCCCGCAGAGACGATCAGGTCCAAGGTCTTCCTGAGCCTTTCGACGCTCCACCCGATGTCTGCCGCCATAGTTTCCGGACGGCACCGGAACAGTCCCGGAAGACTTCCGTGCCAGTGCTCGCACGTCAACAGGTAGAACCAGAGCATGCGCGGGTCGTCATCCAGGCCGCGGAACCACTCGTCAACCCAGACGCGATCGTGTATCTGGCGATACCTGCCCTTGCTAGACAGGCTCACGACTTCTTCTCCTTCGAGTACTTGGTCACGATGCTACGCAGAAGCTTCACGAGAAGAAGCTCCTCTCCGAAGCGATCCGGCTCCTCTGTGTACTCGACCATTTCACACAGGAGTTCCGCGGTCCTGGCGATGATTTCAAGCTCCAGATCGTCCATGCTGCACTCCATGGCGGTTCCCCTGCTGCGGCGGTGCAGGCCCGGGTAGGGGTTCCACCGCAGCAGGGGGCGCCAACCTGATTTCACGTAGGTCCCGGACCTGCGTCAACCACCATGCCAGACCGCGGACGGGAAGTCAAGGGGAAAGATCAGAACGGAACGTCGTCCTCGGTCATCCCGCCGGGCTTCTCGGTCGCCGCAGCCAGACGGTCGCTGAGCACCTTCTCCAGCCCGGTCACGTCACCGCGGGGCACGGAGCGCAGCACGCCCTCGACGCCGGACTGCCCGACCACGAGGCCGGCGTCCCAGCAGTCGAGCATCAACTCCCAGGCGCGGACGGTCCCGACTCCACCGCTGTCGTTGTTCCAGGACTTCACGTCGTCGAAAATCATGCCGGCCAAACTCGGGGTGATGGACGGGTGGGCCTTGAGCGCGAACTTGTAGCGCTCGGCCAACTGCGCTTCCTCGGGCGTGCGCTCCTTCGCCTGCTTCGCCTGCTTCGCCGGCTCGGCCCTGGGCGCCTGGTCGGCCGGCTGGTCGTCGGCCGGCGCGTCCATCATCGTGTCCTCGACGTCGACGGTGAAGCGGTCGGACAGGCCCAGGACGCACTTGACGGCGCTCACCATGGCGCGTTTCTGAGCCATCTTGAGGCACGTGTTCTCGCAGTCCCTCGGGCGGTCGATGTACTTGCTCTCGAGGGTCGAGGCCGCGCCGAGCGCGGACCCGACGCGGATGCCGGTGCGCTTGTTTGTGATCACCGCCATGGTGACGTAGCGGTAGATCCCCTCGCTCTCCCCGGTCTCCGTGATCCACGTGAAATCCCGATCCCCCTTGTACTTGTTGGCCCACTTCTTCTTGCGCTTCGACCACGGCACCTTGACCGCGTGGTCGATCTCGCGCTCCACGATCTCGAAGTCGCAGGCGAGAGAGAAGATGAGCATCAGCCGCTCGGCCCCCGGCTGGTAGAGGGACGGCTTGTTCGCCCCGGGCACCGTGTCGAAGTCGCGCCCCGGCTTGAGCGCCTTCCCCACAACGCGGGCGACTTCCTCCTGGTACTCCATGACGGCGGCCAGGTCCGCGATGGGGCGGATGAGCGCCCCTGGTTGTTCCTGCACGACGATCGCGGTCTCCTCGATCTTCGGATCGGTTCCCATTCGTCCCTCCTCACTTCAGAAGCTCGGGCATCGTGACCTCACGGTATGCCCGGTAGATCCCGATGAGCAGCTCCATCTCGTTCCTGGCGTACTCGCGGACCTTCTCCTGCCCCTCGGGCCCGGACGCCCAGAGGCGCGGCACGTCGGCTCCCGTGATCTCTCCCTTCCCGCGTCCGAGGATGGCCAGGGCGCACTGGTCCAGGGTCCCTGGCTTCCCGAGGTCCAGGTAGAGATCCAAGTGCCTGGTCCAGTCCTTCGACCGCGGGATCGGCCAGGGCGAGGACACGCGGCGTGACATGGCGCGGAACTTCAGGAACGGGAGGTCGAACTCGGTCCCGTTGTAGGTCACGATCTGTGCGCCCGTGTCCTTGATCGACAGGTAGCACAGCGCCTCGTCGATGCACTTGCGCTCGTCGGTCAGGGCCGGCGCACTCATCTGCACGATCTTGTCGTCGGGCCCGTCCAGGCTTCCGATCGTCACCAAGCAGATCGCTCCGGTGATCTTTTTCAGGGCCGCCTTGTCGTTGATGTCGCCGGCCTTGTCCAGGATGCGCTTTCGCTCGGCCTCGACGTAGGCCGCGATCTTCGTCTCGTCCTTGTAGTTCTTCGGGGCCTTCACCTCCGCGGCCTCGGCCTCCAGCTCGGCGCGGATGCTCTCCCTCATCTCCGGCGTGAGCGCTGGCCAGGTCTCCAGGTCGATCAGGATTGCACGCATGGTCCCTCCTCACTGGCCGAGCGTGGTCAAGAATTCTGCGTGGGCGTCCGGAAGCGGATCGTTGGCGATCTCGTTGTGAGTGAATGCCATCCATCTCGCCATGCACATGGCAGAGCAGAAGTACTTTGCCGTCCTGACCGTCTCGCGTGTTTTCGGATGCGCCATCCAGAAATCAGCCAGCATCCATGTGGACTGAATCGTGCAGTCCTTTCCGCCGCGCTTCTCTTTCCCGCACTGGTGGCAGCATGTTCCTGCCTTCTTTCTTGGCATCGTCGTCCCTCCTTGGTTGCCCGCATCCTACCGCGAGCCTCTGACATCGGTCTCCAGCGACTCCACCCGGTCCTCCAGGTCGTCGAGGCGACGCACCACCTCGGACGTCGGCCGGCCCGGGTTCCGGTCCGCGAGCGTCCCACCCTCGGCCAGACGGCGACGCCAGGACCGGATCGTGGGCCAGGAGACGCCGAGGGCGATGGCCCTGGCGCGCTCCTTCCTCGGGTCGCAGGCGTTCACTTCGGCCAGGATGTCCAGGCGCTCACCTTCGGTCAGGTGCTTGCGTCGCTTCCTCATCCCTCCACCTCCTCCTCGTCTCCCGGGATCAGCCCGTCGCTGCAGCTCGGGCACCAGCCGTCCGGACCGACGACCTCCCCGCACTCGGTGCAGAACCGGACCGGGTCCGGCGTCCATCCTTCGTCGATGAGGTCGGCCTGGGTCTTCATGTTCCCTCCTACCAGCTTCCCGGGTTGTCGTCCCCGGGGTCGGTTGTCTCGGCGGCCTTCCGCTCGCGCTCGAAGCGCCGCGTCTCCTCGGCCAGGCACGACGGGCAGAACCCGTGGGAGACGGGCACGCCTCGGAGAGCCCGGTCCCATCCGTCCGGGTCCGGGATGTCCGGGCCCAGGCTCGTCCCGCAGCGGCAGCACTCACGGCGCATCGTCCCTCCTCTCGGCCGTCCGGCCTCCTGGCCCTCCGATGCTCGGGGAGCCAGGGCGCAGGGCGCCCGGGGGTCAGCGGGCGTTGCCCCGCACGACGCGCATCGCAGCTTCACGGGTCCCGTACACGCCGACGAAGAACCACTCCCGCCGGTCTCCTTCGAGGCAGCGGAATTCGAGCACCCACCCGCCGTGGCTGTCGTCCTGGTACAGGTTCACGTTGCGCCAATTGATTTTCGCCATCGCGGCCTCCTGGTTCTTTGTTCCCTGCGTCATGCCTACTACATAACCCCCGGGCGGGAACATGTCAACACTTATTTTTGCCTTTTTGCACAGGGCGGGAATCACTGCGGAAAGATGCTACCTGCGGCGCCCCGTCTGGCGGGCGCGCTCGTAGTGGGCCGCAACCTTGACGCGCTGCGCCTCGGACAGAGGGGTGTGGTGGCCCATCCGGTACTGCCAGGCGGGGCACTCGATGGCCGGGCACTCCCTGACCTCGGCCCTCAGATTTCCACAGCAGTCCAGGCAGCGGAGCCGGATCGCGCTCGCCCGGGTGATTTCCTGGCCCCGGTACTCGTCCAGGAGGCGCACCTGTACGCAATGGCGTTGACTAGGCTCGCTCTCCAGCGATTCGTCTGCCTCATCCCCTCCCGGGATACCCTCCGGACCATCGGACCCCTCGAAACCGTCTCCAGCGCAACGATCCATGGAAGCCTCCAAAGAGCCCCCCAACCGGGTGAGATGACCCAGGGTAGGTCCCGGCCAGGGGGCGTCACAGATTGTCGGGGCAGGTCATCTCAGGTGGAGAGGATACCAGACGGGAGGGGTCCTGTCAACGTCCGAGTCCGACGACCAACCCGACGACCACGGCACCTAGGGCCACCCCGACGGCCCCCCAGATCCACCGCTCCCCCCGGAGGTCGTCCACCTCCTGGAGGGCGGCCTGGGTTTCCTGGTGGGCCTCCTGGAGCCGGCGTGTCAGCTCCCCGGAGTCGGCCGCCGCGGTCGCCTGGAGCTGCCGCAGGTCGGCGCGCGCCACCCGGGCGGCGTGCTGCGCCCACGCGCAGTCGTCCGCACACGCGCAGCCCTCGTCCCCTGGCAGGGCCTCGCAGGCGGCCAGGCAGGTGGAACACAGGCGATCGAGTTCGGCATCGGCCACGGGGGCCGGGCCCGGGTCGGGGCGGGGGGCTGGGCAGGCCGCCAGGGCCACCGCGAGGCACAGAATGATCGCGCCCCAAGTGGTGAGCCCATCGTCAAGAGTCGCCTTGTCCTCCCAGATCCCGCTCAGCATGGCGCACCTCCGATCCATGCCTCCAGCTCCGCGCGCACGCTCGGCCAGTACACCCCGCCGTCCTTGTCCAGTGGGCATCCGATCGCCGCGTCGTCGATGTAGCGATGGGCGTAGAGCTTCGGGCTCTGCGTCCAGGACTGCTGTGCTGGGTTGATGTTCACCGCGTTGGGCCGGATGCCGTGCGCCTCCATCCAGGCCACCGCCTCGTCCAGTTCCTTCCCGCTCCGCATTGTCCATAGCGCGATGCGCACGCCTAGGGCCTGGAGCCAGACGATCGTCTCGACGGCTCCGTCGAGCGCCGGACCGATCCCAGGGTACTCGTGGCGCACGAGGGTTCCGTCGAAGTCGACCGCGACCATGGTTCCAGGCTTGATCTTCACGACCCACCTTCCTTCCGCTTCCGGGCCGCCTCGATGAGCGCCCGGGACGCCGCGAGTTCGCGGTCAGCCTCGGCTACCTCGACGGCATGCGTGGCCGCCGCATCGTCCCTGAGCCCCTGCGCCTGCGAGGGAGAAAGGCCCGCTACGGGGACGGATCCGGGGAGGGAGGATCCGGTTCTACGCCCCCGCAGCAGGCCGATCATTGCAGCGACGCCGGCGACCACGGCCGGGAGGATGAGCCAGCGCCTGCCGACGCAGATCCAGGCCCACGCCTTGCGTAGCCAGTCCATGGCGTCACGCAGCCGGAGGCACGCTGCCGGTGGCCTTGCCGAGAACGATCCCGGCCGTCGAGATGCCGCCAGCGGTGCAGCTTCCGATGATGTACTCCGTTGCCGTCATGTGGCCGGTGAACAGGGCCACGGTGCAGGTGATCAGGATCAGCAGGCCGAAGAACACCTCCCGACAGAACAGTGACGCGATCCGCTCCTGGATTGCCTTTACGAAGTTCCACATCACAACACCTCCTTGCAGAACTCGTCCACCGTGATCGAGCCGGCCAGCATGGCGCGGACGCGATCCATCGGCAGGTTTGGACACGTCTTGTTTCCCTGCACCTCGTAGTGCCCAAGCACGTGGTCGAGCGCGATCCCGTAGCGCTCCATCAGGTAGAGCACGACGGAGTAGAGCCGCGTGATCTGGAGCGCCGAGAAGTGCGTCTTGCCTACGAGGCAGACGCCGATCGCGTTCCTGTTGCTCGCCTCGCAACCCTCCCGCCGCTCGTTCCATGAGAGGTGCGCCCCGTCCTCGGTCAGCGGGCGCCCGGCCTCCAGGTTGCCGTTGGTCAGCGGGTCCTCGCCCAGCTCGCTCCACGGACGGCCGTTGCCGATCACGTAGTGGTAACCGATCATGCGCCACTCGCGCGGCTTGTCCCTGTGCCACTGGTCGATCGCGATCGCGTGCCCCCAGGGGGCGTCGGAGCAATGGACGATGACGAACTTGGGATCGAGCATGTCAGCCTCCGAAGAAGGCGCTGATCCCGAGCGCAGCGCCGGCGGCGCCGATGGCCGAGATCAGACCGATCGCACACTTGGCCCAGGCCATGTGACGCCTGTGCTCCGTCTCGTCCCGCTCTCGGATCTTCCCTGTTTGCTCAGCCTCCATCTCGTCCTTGGCCGAGTGCCGCTCCAGGTGCGACTGGATGGCCGCGCTCATCCCGTAGAGCTTCTCCGTGGTCGCCGCGCGCCAAGAGCGCGCCTCGGCCACCTCGGCAAGCTGCGTGTCCCGCGTCTCGCGCACCGTCTGCACGAGGTAGCCGTGCTCCGCGCACTTCTCGGAGAAGACGGTCATCAGGTTCGGATCGCTCGGCTCTCGCGGGGGCATGGGTTACCTCTTCTTGCCGCGTCGTTTCTTGCAGGCCATGGGCCACCTCCTACCGGCACGCCTCGGCGCACCCTCCGGCCTCGACCAGGCACGCCGGGCAGCGTCCCCAACTCGTGCCGGTCACCGCGCACGGAGCGCACGCGGCGCGTAGCTGCGTCACCAGGTCGGTCTCAGCGTCCCCGAGGGTCACGTCTACGAGCGGGCGCGCGGCCACCACGCACCCTACCGCGGGCTCCCCGGAGTCGGCCTCCCATCGGACGCGGGTGGGCTGCCCTGCCTTGCCGCACGCCACGAGGCGCACGCGGGACGCGGCCGGGAGGGTCGCCGGGTCCGTGATCTCTCCGTCCACCGTACCCGCGGCCTGCGAGGTCCAGCAGACGCAGCGGCCCGGGAGCTGGTGGACGTGCTTGCAGCGTGCGGCCTCCTGGGTCGGGCCCACGCTCACCGGGCAGTCGCCGGGCAGGACCACCACATGGGCGTCAGCCTCGACGGCCACGGGCTCCACGCCTCCGTCCACCTGGCCCACGTCGCCCGGCCCCTTGTCACCGCCGAGCCCGATCAGGCCCGCGCCGCCGAGGACGATTCCCGCGCCGAGGACCGCCAGGATTCCGTTCCGCATCACTGCACCCACCCTTTGTAGGTCTTCTCGCCCGTGACCCAGCAGTCGGTGCCTGCCGCGTGGCTCCCGCACGGGTAGGTTGTGGTCTGCGCGGCCGTGCGCATTCCCGTCCCAGCCCCGGCCGTCGTGGTGTACCATGTCCCCACAGGCCATGTTAGGCCCATGCCGCCGAGCCCTGACATGTACCAGCGCACGGTGTAGGGCGTGTTCGCAACCCAGTTCGCGGTGTTCGGGGTGCATGCCAGGTTGGCCGGAGTGGCATCGTAGTGCGACAGGGTCGGCTCATCGAACGCAGCGCCGATCACGTAGCTGACCGTGTTCGCCCCACCGACCGCCCCGTCAGACCAGATGCGCGTGTTGGCCGCGAGATCCGTCCCCGCCCACGGCGTGCAGAAGGTCGCCTCGATGGTCTGGCTGCCGTTGGCGCTGAGCGCGCTCGGATGGCTTGGAAGGCTCGTGGTGCACACCGCGCTTGCGTCCGTATCCGCGCCGCAGTAGGCGTCGGTTGCCCCACCGAGTCGGAGTTGCACCGCGTCCACCACGGTCTCCTGGGCCGCAGCCGCGGGGAGCGTCAACCACACCTGGGCTCGGATGGTGCCCGCCTGCATCGTCCAGCCCGTGGTCCGCTTGCTCCAGGTCGCTGCGATCGGCACCACTCCGATCGTCGTGTGCCCCGTTGGAGAGCCGCAATCCGCCGAGTCATCCTCGTAGATCGCCACATCGAGCGCGCCCGTCCCGCTCACCAGGTAGTCGAACCAGGAGAACGAGTAGGCCGCCCCGCCCGTCACGGTCAGGCATGCGCCGGTGACCGTGATCGCATCCGCACCGCCCGGACAGTTGAGCTGCATGGAAGAGGACCCGTGCGCGAATAGGGTCGTGCTTTGCGTGGCGTCTCCGGCGCCAGTGGGCGTCTCCGTCCAGCCCGTCGCGGCGCCAGCGGCCCACGTCTCGAAGCTCGACCGCTGCACTAGGTTGGTCACGGCGCTCGCCCCGTAGACGCCCTGGCACGCGTCCGTCTTCCCGAGCATGCCCGAGTTGACCGGCATGTCCACGAGGAACGGCGTGACGCCGTCGGCCGGAGCGGCCACCTGGAGGGCCGGGGGGGTCGCGGCTGAGTAGGTGACGGACGTCGAAAGGCTGCCATCGTAGAGGCCGCGGAAGCGCGCCGCCGAGCGCGTGTGAGTCGCAGCCACCAGCGCCCCGGGGTAGTAGGCAGCGGCGTACAGGTCGGCCGGTACGTCTCCGGCTGCCTCGGCGTCTGCGCCGATGGTGAACGCGGCGTCTGAGTCGAAGGCATCGGCCATGGCAGCCGAGGTGGCGACCGCAAGACCATCCACCCAGATTGAGCAGTTGCCAGCACCGTCGCACGAGGCCGTAACCCAGGAGATCCGGTTGGCCGCGATGCACGCCGCCTTGGTCAACGTCGTGATCGTCCCGGCCGTCCCGTCCGCGCTGATGTCGAGCACCACGGACGTGCCGCCCGTGTAGAGCCGCCAGCTTCGCTGGTTCCCGGTCGTGTTCCACTTGCCGATGAACACGTCACCGGAGGCGAACCCAGCCCGCGGGATGACCGCCATGGTCACGGAGAACGCATCGGCCGCGAACACGCCGCCCGCGTCGGCCACGCTCAGGCTGTCGGCCGTCCCGTCCATCCTCCAGGCGTACCCGGGCGCGGCCGAGAACCCGGCGGGCCACGTCGCGCCAGGAACGCGCGTCGGGTTGCCGTTCACGGTCATCACGTAGGCCGGACCGATGTCGGGCGTCAGCGTGGCACCAACGGCCTGCTGGAACCAGATCCCGAGGGTGGGGCAGCCGATGGTCGTGTCGCACAGGTTGGAGGACCCGTGACCGCTGCGGTCCAGGTGGTAGGCGCGCTTGATGTTGCCGCGCCCCGGCATGAAGAACCAGAACCAGGGCTCCTCTACGGGCTGCGCCTCGGCCGCCAGCGGCAGCAGGCACAGGATGATCGCGAGCAGTCGGCGCAGCATGGGACACCTCACCGAGTCGGATCGAGGTAGATGAAACACAGCTCCCCGGCGTCCGCGGCCCCGACCACGTCGCAGACCGGACCCACGAGGCGGATCGGTGGCGACCAGATGCCCTCGGGGACCTTGACGTTGTGCCCGTTGGCCGCCGTGGTCGCCACGACTCCGGCCGCGCCGCAGTTGAGGAACGCCGTCCCGCCGGTCGCGATCAGGTAGTAGAAGGCGCCCTGCTTCGGGAGCGTGTAGTTGGCCGACCCGGCGGTGATGGCCACGCAGGCGGTGATGGAGTCGTCGCGCACCTTGTCGCTCGGGCTCCAGGCCAGGGCGGCCACGGCCACGGCCAGGGACGCTACCACGAGCAGGACCACGAGCCAAACGCGGACCCGGCCGGACTCGTCACGGAACAGCTTGCGAATCATCACGGACCTCCTATGCCTTGGCCTCAAGGCGCTGGGTACTCGTCATGCTGGCCGAGGCCAGCTTGTCCACGGACTTGGTTGCGGACACGGTCATGGGCCGGGGCGCCGCCTGCTGCGCGGCCTGTTCCTTCGCCCTCCCGGCCGCGTGCGTCTCCTGCCAGACGGCCAGCATCTCCGGGGAGGCCGCCGGCTCCACGGGGACGCCGAACAGCACGGTCAGCCGGACGCGCTCCTCGTAGGGCAGATCCTCGCTCAACTCGGACAGCCGGTCCGTCAGCTCCGAGACGATCTGCCGGTAGACGTGCGGGTGTAGCTCGCGGACCGCGGCCACCTGTTCCCCGGTGATGGTCCCGTTCCGAAGTTCGTCGAGAAGCGCGGACGGGCGCATGACCACGCGCTCCAACGACTCGGCCCGGCTGATGTCCATGTCCGACGGCTCCCAGCCGTCCGACTTGGCGAAAGGTGCCGGTGGTCGCCTGGACTTGGCCATGCGGCCGTGTAGATAGCTGGCGATCTGCATGGTCTTGATCTGTAGGCCGTGGGATGTCCTCGGGGCGCCCTCCTGGATGTCGGCCACCGAACCCATGAGCCTTTTCTGTGCCTCCACCGGATCAGAGGCAAGGCGCGATAGCTCTGCGAGCTTCTTGCGGTAGGTGGTCACGCGAGCCTTGCGGGATTCGGCCGCCTGCTTGCGGGTCACGGATTGGGGGACGGCATGGCGCACGGCGCGCTTTCCGGCCCTAGTCACCTTGGCGATGTACCCGCCAACGGCCTTGGTGATCCCAAGGCGTTGATCTCCCAGCAGGCGATCGAGGACCGCCAGGGTTCGGACCACGCGCGATGGCTTGGCCATGGCGCCCACCAGGGCCCCGGCGACCGCCCCGGCCGGGCCCGCGGCCATGGCGCCAAGGGCCACGCCACCGACGGCCCCGATCCCGAGACGGCCCTCGGCCGATTCCATGTCGGCCAGCGCGTTCCTGGCCCCGGACGTCTTGAGCGCCCTCTCGTGGACGTTCTGAAATTTCTTGCTCGCGGCCTTGAACTCATCGAGCGCCGCGGTCTCTGCTTCCGTCAGGGCGCGGTGCTTGGCGATGGTGTCGAGTAGCACCTCGTCCTTCTTGAGTTGGGCGAGGAGCATCGGGGTATCTTCGCGGGTCTGCAGCTTTCCCAGGTTGTCGAAGTAGTCCCGGATCCCCTTGGTTCTGGCCTGCCTCGTGAGCTTGCCAGATTCCCAGAACTCGGCCCCTTCCCACGCCTCGGTCAGTTGGGCCCCCGGCCTCCGGCGCACGTCCTCAAGATCAAAGTGCCAGGCCGCGTTTTCCTCTCGCTGAGCCGCGGTGACGGTCTTGCCCCAAACGGTCTCATCCTCCAGGTGTCCCTTGAGACCACCGAACTGCTTACCGTCGATCTGCTCTCCGTCGTACATCTTCCGAAGCCGCGACGTGGTGGCCTGGTCTTGGCTGGGGGCGTCCCTGCGGCGCAGCTCGCGCTTGCGGATCTTCCCGAGGTCTTGCTTGGCCGAGTCGAGTTCGTTGTAGAGCACCCCGGCGCTCTCCCCGGCGTCGGCCTTCTTGCGGATGGACACTAGCTTCCGTCGGTACGCCTGCATGTCCGCCCGGTGTCCGTAGTCAGCGGGGGCGGCCAGCATCTCGTCAATCTCTGCAATCTGATCGTCGATCAGCGTGATGGACTTCGGGCGGAAGTCAGGGGCCGCCTCCGTGGCCATCTTCTCGACATCGGCATCCTTGAACCGCCCGAGCGCTCTGGTGGTGACCTTCTCCCTGGCCTGGATCATGGCGTTCTGCGCGTCTGCCGCCTCGGTCGCCAGGTCGTCCAGGATCTTCGGCGCGTTGATGGCCATCTCGCGTTCTTCGGCCGACCGCATGAACCGCTTGATGGGCTTCGACCCGGCGCCGGACACCACGCCGGCCGCACCGGAGAACACGTCTCCGAGGGGGCCGCCACCACCGGCCCACCGCTCGGCCATCCAGTCCCGCACCTCTCGGGTGACCTTCTCTCCGCCAGCCTTGGCCAGGGACCCACCGAGACCCAAGCCACCTCCGAAAACACCGCCCAGGAACGCACCGGCCCCGACGTGGTCCACCAGGGCCTGCACCGTCGGCTCCGTCTCCCCAAGTGCGCTTTCGGAAAGCCACTGCTGGGCCCCGACGATGGCTCCCTCCGTGCCGGCCCCGGCGCCCATCGAGAGGCCCTTGGCCGCCGCCCGGCCGAGCGTCCCGCGGGCCGCCAGGGGGGCGAGCAGCTTCTCAGCGCCACGCTCCACGGCCGTCCCGGCCCGCATGGTCAGGCGGGCGGGCGTGGAGATGGCCGCCAGACCCTTCCCGGCGACCGTCTTTGCCGCGCCGCCCTTCCCGAGCCCGAGCAGGCCGCCGCCGATCTCGGCACCGGTCGACAGGGTGGGGAACGCCTCCCGGCGCTCTGCCGCCCCCTGGGCCTCGCCTCCGATGGCCAGCGGGATGTCCGACAGGCCCATTGTCGCGCCGCGTAGCGCGCCCTCGATCGCCGTCCGGACCTCTCGGCCCTCCTGGCGCTTCTCGACTTCGCGGGTCCTCAGTTCCTCGGGCGACTCCAGGCGGGCGCCGCGCTCCAGGGCCGCCGGTACGTCTCCCTCGGGAACCAGGTAGGTGGACCCGTCGGGCGTGACGATCGCGATCTTGCGGACCGCGGGGGTGGCGACCGGCTCGGCCATCAGCGCACCTTCTCCCAGCCACCGGCGACCGACTGGACGTCATCGAGCCCGTAGCCAAAGTGGCTCAACTCGGACTCGTACTGAGCCCGCAGTCCTTCCTTGGTGGCCTGGATCGCCTCCTGGGTGTAGCCAATCTCCCCGAGGTCTGAGAACCCGAGGATGTCCTCTGGCTTCGTGTCTGGCTTGACCTTGAGCCCGCGGGCCGCCGCCACTCCCTGGGTCATCTCCTGGAGGATGACCTTCGCCTCGCGAGGCGTGATGACCTTGGCTCCCATAGCCTTCCGCTTGGCAAGGCCGCGGTCCAGGGCGGTTAACGCACGAGATAGAAGAGCCGCCTTTTTCTGTGCGGTCTCCGTGTCGGTCTTGCTGGGCGGCCGGGCCGGGTCCAGGACGCGGAGACCACGAGGGGCGGGCCGGGGGCCGGCCGCCGCCTGGGCCTGGGCCGCGCCGAGCTGCCGTTCCATGTTCCACGAGCGCTCGAACTCGGACTGCTGCGCCGCGGCCATGGCCTTCTGCTTCTCCACCTCGACGTTGGCCCCCAGGAGGTTGGCCCGCTGCTTGACCTCCTCGCTCCCGCTCTGCAGCTTGGCGATCTCCAGCATCCTGCCGACCTTGCCCAGCTCCGCGGCGCGCTCCGCGGCCCCGATGGCCGTGGCGTCCGTGAAGTTCTGACGGGCGATGTTCACCGAGGTCAGGGCGTCCTTGGCGTCCTCTCGCTTGGACGCGATGTCGGCCCGCTGCGCCATCAGGTCCCGGTCGACGGCGTCGTTGATGATCTGCATGGCGTAATTCGGACCCTTGGTAAAGGCCGCCCCGAAGGCGCCGAGGGCCATGGCAACGCCTGCCCCAAGGTGCCGACCGACCTTCGATCCGCTGCTGTCCCTGTACCAGCGGTCCGGGTCGATCTGCGCGCTGTTCGCCTTCTTCGTCGCATCCTCGAATGCCGAAATCCTGTCCGCTACCTGTTGCTGGGCAGCGTCCCGACGGGACTTGTCCCTGGCGTCCGCGACGGCCAGAGCGCCATCCGCGGCCTCGGCCTGGGACAGGATCCGGGCCTGCTCGGACATGGCGGCCGACTGCGCTCCACCAAGTGCCTTCTGGGCCTCGGCCTGCTTGTCGTAGGCCCCGCCCAGCCCCTCGGCCGACTGCGGGGCGCCCTTGGCCATGGCGCGGAGCTTGGCGAGCAGACCGCCGCCACCGGCCCCGCCCGCGGGCATGGGGGCGCGCGGGGAGCTCACGGGGGCAGGCATCCCGAGGCCGGCCTCTTCGATGGGCCGAGCGGCCTCCGGCTGGGCGCCGAACCCTAGCGCGCTGGACATCTGCGGACCGAGCCAGCTGGAGATGTTCTGCCGCCCGGCGGCCACCATCTCAGGTGTGACGCCCGGGGGGAGTATGTCCTGCCCGAACATCGTCGTACCCCTACGTTCTCTCTCCGCGGCCTGGCGCACGATGTCCTCGATGGCCGGGGCCAGGGGAGACGACCCCATGACCTGCTGCGACCCGGCCCGGATGATCTGCTCCATCGGGTCCGGTTCCGGCTGCATCATGCCGGGTAGCATCAGCGACTGCAGGAATCCGAAGTCAGGCACGGGGCACCTCCACTATCCCATGGGGTTCGGCCCAAACGCCTTCATCGCGCTTCCGCCGAGCGAACCGGCCGCACCGAACACGCCTCCGATGATCGAGTTGATCATGTCGTTCCGGAGCTGTTCCTGGAGCATGCTCTGCTGGTTCTTGATGTCGTTCGCCTGCGCCTGCGCCCCGCCCTGCATCTGCTCGAGGCCGAGCATCTGTTGCAAGAAGGCCATCTGCTCCTGGGCTCGCTGCTGCGCGGCCTGCCCCATGACCTGGGTCTGGAGCTGGTTCCCGGCCTGCTGCGTGCGCCGCGCGGCGAGCGCCGGGTTGATCCCGGTCTGCCCGGCCATCATGGCGCGCTGCTGCCGTAGCGCGGACTCCAGGCCCTGCTTCTGCTGGAGCTGGGCCGCGGAGTCGCCACCGCCACCCATGGCCATCTGCAGGATGTAGTTGCGGAGCCCGCCCTCCTGGCCGTACTGGTACTGCTGTGGGTCGTACATGGTCGGCACCTCACTTCGAGACGGCGGCGCGCCGGAAGGCGCCCTTCGTCCCGATCTCGAGTTCGATCGCGTGCAGGTCGATCCCGCGCTTCTCCGGGGCTGCGGGCGTAGCCGTGACGGTCACCCGGAACTTGACGGCCGCGCACTTCTGGCGCAACGGGACGAAGCGGGCGAGCGCGTCAGGCGCGGGCTTGGTCAGCATCGGCAGGCTCACGGTCTGGGCCGCCGTCGCCTCGTAGTCGTAGAAGACCTCGACGGACACGGTGCAGGACCCGATCCAGGTTCCGATGAGGTGCGCCCGGCGGACACGCTGGTACCCGGCCAGGCCGCCCAGCTTGAGCCAGCCGGTTTCCACCTGGTGGGTGTAGGCGATCCCGCCGTAGGTCCACACCGCGGGCGTCTCGATGCGCAGCGTGGAGTTGACGCCGCAGTAGATCAACCCGTCCTGCTCGATCGCAGCGTCCGAAGTCCCCCACGTCAGCTTGCCCCACCGCTTGCGCTCGTAGTCGTACACGACCACGACGCCGTCGACGAACCCGGGCGGTTGGATGAAGACCCAGACCTCGCGATCGTCCCGTCGGTTGATGATGGCCTTGACCTCCGCGCCCTCCAGCAGGTCCTGGACCTCTCGCCCGATGGGCTGGACGGAGCCGCCCTGGATGGCGTAGAGACCGCGCAGGCCCCAGACGATCGCCCCGCCCTCGATCTCGCAGACGCCCCGGTAGTCCACGGCGCCGTTGTCCGAGGAGAGCAGGCGAGGCGCCAGCCAGTCCCCGACGCCCAAGGCGTTCGGTCCGTCCCCGGTGATGGCCCAGCACCTTTGCTTCGAGAACAGCAGAGCATGAGTCGCGATGGACAGGCCGGCCGTGATCGGATCGGGCATCACGATCTGCAGCTCGTAGGGGAACTCGGGGGCGATGCCCACGGCCACGGGCTTGGAGACCCAGACGCGCCGCGAGTCCTCGTTGTCGACGATCCAGATCCGATCCCCGTGCGACCAGAGGATGTGCCCGACCGGGTGGGCGTTCTCCAGGACGTCGTTCGGCTCCCCGGTCGTGTACGGCTGCCGATGCTCACTGATGCTCAGGTCGGTAGCCGTGTCCGTGTACGTCTGCCAGGCCGCAGCCGTGTTGTTGGCGAACGTGTCGACGAGGTAGTATTCCTCCCCGTCGGCCAGGGTGCGGAACAGAGCGATCCGAACCTCTCCCGTGTTCCGGACCTCGTCCCCGATGATGAGGTTTCTGAAGTCCAGGCGCATCTCCGCGCGCTCTTTCAGCTCCTCGATCACGAAGGGGAGATCCCCGGGCCAGTTGCGCGGGTTGACGTAGCCATAGTCCGCACGGTCCGGAGGGAGCAGGTTGAAGGCTACCTCGTAGTCCCGATCGTCGTCGAAGCCGAGGAGGGAGGCGGCAGACGTTCCGGTGCCCGCGGGGCCGCTCGGACCTCGCAGGAATAGAATCCTCTCGGCCGTCCTGCCCGGTGACAGGTTGACGAACTCGTAACGGTCCGTCTGCGTCGGAACGAAGTTGAGCGCGACCGCCTCGCCGAGCGGAGTGAACTGCCTGGCAGCCCCGGCCAGGATCCGGAAGTTCGCACCCGCCGCCTGCAGTGCGGCGTTGGCCGCGTCCGCCAGAAGCTGGTGGGTCTGGTAGGCGCCGCCCATACCAGGGCCGGCAGGGATGGCCGTCGTTACCACGGAACTCCATCCCCAGGGGGTCGTACCGTCCAGCCCAACCGCTTGCGTCCAGTCGATGTCGCAGTTCGTGGCGTCCACCACGAGATCCATGCTGGTCAGCTCCCCGGGCTGCCCGAGGGTGACCTCGTATGGCAGGCTCGGGGCGCTCCGGTGAATCAGGCCGCGGTGGTCCGTCCACTCGTATTCCAGGAGGTACTTGTATACCGATCCCTCTTTCAGGCCGCCGCTGGCCGTGGGACCGACCTTCTGGAAGTGGCGCAAGACCTCCGGATGATGCGCGAAGTTGCTCGGCATGCACCGTCCATCCAGGGCGTAGACCTGCCCGCCTCCCACCAGGATCGATCCCCCGACGCTCGCGGACTTCAGACCTGTTAGGGAGAAGTCGGCCTTGAGCGCCAGGATGGACTTGGTCTCGTCGTCGTTCGTGACCGTGGTCCCGGCCCAGATGCTCTCGACGTCGTCCCAGGCCGAGGCGACGGAGTAGAAACCGCGGGGCATGGATCGCCCCTGATTCGCGATGGCCTCCGTCCTGCGCTCCCAGGCCGATGCCAGGTAGTCCCCGGTTGTCGCGAGCACCATCAGCGGCCACTCGTCCGAATCGTAGTGGAGCCAGCAGTGCGACCGCTGCTTGAAGTAGACGGCTCGTGAGCTGATGCAGCAGTTCTCCCAGGCCGACCCGATGCCGTAGACGTGCAGGGTCGGCGGACCGATCGTCCTGTAGAGCTTGACCGGACGAACGCGGTAGGTTTGCAGGGTAGTAGCGTCGGCCCCCTCGTGGAGCTGCGTGTCACCGATCTGGTCGACGGCCACCGTCAGCGCACCGGCCGCAACCCCTGCCGTCCGGACGTCGATGATGTCGTCTGCCCCGGCGAGCGCGTTGATGGCGGCCACGACGTTCGCACGCGTGCTGGTTCCAGCAAAGAAGTGGATCACCATCACGCGACCGATGCGCTCGATCGTCACGCCTGCCGGGTCGTCCCCGATGAGCGCGACCTCGATCCCGTTACCCTCGGCCCCTGCCGTGTGCGCCTCGATCACCGTGTCGATGTGGGTCGTAGCGAAGGTGTACTCGGCCTTGACCGCAACCGTCGAATCGTCGCGGAGCACCTCGAACCAGACAGTCATCTCCGAGTAACCGACCACCGCACCAGCTCCGGCGATCTCGGTCGAGATGGCGAGGCGGGTCACCGTGCCGCCGATGGTCCCGACGGCCACGAGGTCGCCAGACGCAGCGTCCAGCCCGAGGCCGTCATCGTAGGTGCGAACCCTGATCCCTCCGTCCACGCCTCCGTTGTCGTGCTGGTAGGCCACGGCGATCAGATGGTCGGCGTTCGCCGTGTCGTGATGGTAGCAGCACGCGAGAGGGCCGTCCCATGCGGTGATCGCGGCGTCGAAGTCGGTCGCGTCCGGGACCGGAGAGTTCGTGAACTGCATCAGGTAGAGACGATCCCCGAGGAAGGCGTCCCAATACCACGTCAAGATCGCAGACTCGTTAGTACCGTCCGAGAAGTAGCAAGCGTCCCAGCCTATAGCAGGATTCTTCGCGTTGACCGCGTCGGAAGTGACGGCCACCGCCGTCGGGTCTGCGGTCTGAAGCGCAGCGGCGATGATGTGATCGGAACCGCCGGGGCTATAGTCGTAGAAAATGAAGACGTAGTCCGTCAGCGCCACCACGCGCAGATCCCCGACGTCGGCTGCCCCAGGCTTCCAGAGCGCTGTCTTCGGCTGCACGACGACACCGGACACCTCATCGGACACCTGGTAATATGCAGTTCCGCCGTCGTTCCACGCGGTCCAGAGGAACCCGCCGGCCGAGACGACGGAGCACACGTTGCGATAACCGGCGCCGAGGTAGGCGAGCCTGACCGTCTCGTGCTGCGAGATGGCCACGGGAGACCACGGACCGACTCCGGCAACGACGCTGTTCGACCCAAGGCACATGGCCTGGAAGAAGTCCGGGGCGTAGTAGTCCGAGCCGACCACGGGGTCAACAGAGTGGAGCGCTCCGATGTAGAACCGCTGGCCGTCGGTCACGAGCGACTTGACCAGGGCGTTCCCGATCCTGACCCCGGGATCGTCCTGTGGGGTCGTGTAGGAAATCGGGGTAACACCGTGCGCCTTGCTGATCGCCCCGTCGTGGTTGTAGGTCGCGTTGACGAGCGAGGCAACGGCCTTCGTCGGGTCGACGATCTTAGGGTCCGTCGCCTGGTCCAGCGGGCCGCTGAGGGGAAGCTGGATTCTGGTCCACTGCAGCACGGCTCACCTCACAAGAGGAGCAGGGTGCAGGACAGGTCCACGGACGAGTTGAGGACCAGGGCCGACTCGGTCGCCGAGACCAGGGTCACGCGCGGGTCCGACGGGAACACCCTGGGGACGCGCCCGAGCCTGTGCCGCAGCGTCTGATCGCCGATGACAAGCTCGACGTCCATGGACGCGGAGTTGGCCGTCGGGTTGCTGGCGGCTCCGGCCATCGCCTCCTCGATCGCGTCCTGCAGGCGCTCGATGAGTGCGGGGATCTCGGCCAGGGAGAGCCCCGGCTTGACCTGGATCCGCTGGAAGGTTCGCAGCGCCATGGTCTAGGGGTCCGGCAGGCGCTCGACGACCGTTCGCCTGGCCTCTCGGGGGGCGCAGCGCGGGCCCGCCCTCCGGCTTGCGTGGTCCTGGATCTCCGCGAGCACCTGAGCCATCACCATGCGCGGCGGCTTGGAATCGCTCTCCTCCTTGTCCAGCAGGTAGGCCGCCACGTAGGCCACGGCGTACCGTTCCCACCCGAAGGGGATCTCCGGCCGGATCCGGTCGCTGAGCGCGACGAGCCAGGCCGGGGATCGGACGTACCACAGTTCGAGGGTCCCGGCCGCGGCCCAGGGCTGCGAGAACCAGATCCGGTTTCCCTGGAGCGAGAACATCGGATAGTCGGTCCCCGTGGATCGCCCCGTCTCCAGACTGTCCGGGGTGAACTGGTCCAGGCGAGCCCGCTGGCCGCCCGAGTCGACCCGGTGGATCGCTCGGACGGTCAGCAGGTCGTCCGGGATCATCACGAACTCGTCCCCGGCCGCGATCGTCAGGTCGGTCCTGGTCGTGATCGCGTCCGGCGCGTGAGCGGCGATGTGCGCCATCAGCTCGGCGACGCCGAAGTTGAGCTGATTCATCACCTCCTGCAGCTCGGCCCAATCCGTCGCCCCCGTGACCGGGAACGGAAGATCGGCCTGCGCGAAGGCCATGCCCAGGAGGTTCTCGGCGCTCATCTGCGGGACCATCTGCGTCGCCTCCTATCAGACCGTCGAGATCCGGCCCATGCGCGTGTTGGCGACGACCGCCGAGACGTTGATCCGGTCGCCGGCCGCGACCACGGGATCCGTTAGCGCGCCGGTGGCGATGTCGATCAGCCGGACCTCGGCCGTCCCGTTGACCGCCGAGAACGCCCCGACCTGCACGGCCTGACCGGCCGCCGTGATGAGCTGCAAGGTCGCCTGGAAGTCCAGGATCGCCGGGTAGGAGTCGCGGAAGGAAAGCACGTACCGGCCGGCCGCCGGGTGGGTGATCCCCATGCACTCCTTCATCCCGCGCCAGGAGGTCGGGGCCACGGGGTCCGTGCCGCCGATGAAGCTGGCCGCGGCCTGTTCGGCGTGGACTGCCGTGCCGCCGGCGAGCACGTCCTGCCGGGCGTCCACCGGGTCGTCGAAGGTGTTGGCCCCGGTCCCGGCCGTGTTCAACTCGAAGTCCGCGGGAACAAGAGCGGCCAGAGCCGCCTCGAAGTTGGTCACGGTCGAGACGCCGTCTTGGAAGTGGTAGATCAGCGCCAGGCCAGGACCCAGGGGAACAGGGGTCAGGGTACCGGCTCCGACGCCGTCCGGGACGGCCATCACGACGTAGTTGTTGCCCGCCGCCCCGGTGTTGAATCCGGCCTGGATGATGGTGTCCGCGTCGTCGAAGGCCACGTCCATGTCGCAAAGCGCGCGGCCGTTCTGGAGCACGGTGGCGACCGTCCCGGCCGCGAGCACGTCGAACAGGTCGTCGAGGCCGGCGAGCGCGGTCACCTCCGTGTTGACGTCGCCCTGGGTCGAGACGCCGGGTTGGAAGTGGATCGTGAAGTCCGTGCCGACGCGGTTGATCACGACGCCGGCCCCGGAGTCCCCGACCATGGTCACGGTCAACAGGTTGCCGGCCACTCCGATCGCGTTGGCGTTGGCCTGGAAGACGTTGTCCATCTGCGCGTTGCAGGTGCTCATGTCCAGTTCGGCCGGGACGGCCGCGGCCCCGAGGTCGAAGGAGCCGGCGATCCGGATGGTCTGCGGATGCCGACTCGCCAGAGGTCGCAGGGTTCGTGCGAGGGTCATGGCCGCCCTCCTAGTATTCCTGCCGCCCGTGGCGCATGATCAGTTCGAAGTTGATCCGGTTGTTCGCGTTCGCGGCGACGTCCTGCTCGGCCCCGGCCGCGTCGATCACGCGGATCACGACGGTCCGGAGCGCCAGGTTGATCGCCCCGACCTGGATCGAGCGGGCGGCTGCGGCGTTGAGCTGCAGCGTGGCCATCGCCGAATCGCACTGGTTCCACACGTCGCGCAGGGTAACGGTGAAGACGCCCTGAGCGGTGCGCACGACGCTCTCCACGCCGGCCCCGACGATGGCCGTGGGCGGGTTGGCCGTGTCCGGCGCGAAGCTCCCCTGGATCTGCACGCGGTTCCGGCCGATCGTCTTGATGTCCTGGTAGGTGCGGGCTCCCATGTTCTCGTCTCCCTGGCCGGGCCCCGGAGGGCGCGGCCTTCGATGGATGGCCCCGGAGGGCCAGGAGGGAAGCGCGACCCCCGAGCCGGATTGCCCGGGGGCCGCGATCCCGTGTCGTTCAAAGAACCGAGGACCGGACTACTTGGTTCTCACGCGGCAGATGCTGCCCGGGTCCAGGCAGATCAGCTCGGGGTATCCGCCCATGCGAACCTCGTACTCGTCCGCGGCCGCGAGGCGGGCGTACTCCATCCCGTCGATCCCCAGGCCCAGCACGCCCGGGTAGGTGCCCATGGACGCGAGCTTCAGGGCCTTGCGGTCGAAGATCCAGGCGGTCCCGTACTGGCAGTCGGGGTCCTGCAGGAACTTGATCTTCTGCCCGCCGGCCAGCAGCTCGATCGCGTCGAAGCCCAGGGTGCCGATCTCCTGGCCGCCCTCGCCGCGGGCGAGCACCTTCACGAAGGTCTTGTTGGCCATCATCCCGGTCTCCAGCTCGGCCCACTCGATGGGATTCAGGATCCCGATGTAGTCTCCGCTCTTGAAGAGACCGTTCTGGATGCAGCGCATCCCGGCGCGCTTCAGGCCTTCCTCCAGCGTGTCGCCCGGGGTGACCGCGTCGTACCGCAGGCCGGCCAGACGCTCCGGGTCCACGGTGGTCAGCACGGTCCCGAAGGTGCCGGGGACCAGCGGACACCAGGCGGCCAGGCCGTCGATGCACAGGTTTACGGCGTTCACGTAGTCGCCGTCGATGAACAGCGTGTCGCCGTCGACGCAGGCCGCGGGGAGCGCGTTCCAGTTGCCGGTGCCGGTGATCACGCCGGTGGTCCGGTTCACACCGGTCAGCCGGTTCCCGCCGACGCGGCAGGGGACGCCGAAGTTGAGGGTAGCGCCGATCACCTGCCCGACCTCGAACAGATGGGCGTCGGGGTACTCCAGGGCCGGGGTGCCCACGAGCTGAAGCGTGGTCGCGCCGCCGACGGAGCCCACGGGGATCACGGACATGGCGCCGGTGCCGTCCCGATAGAGGTGCTGGTTCGCGCGCCTCACCTCGGTCTTGTAGGCCATGTCCATCTCGAACTTGAGCGCGTTTGCGAGCGCGAGCGGATCGCCCTGGCATGCGGCTGCGGCCTCACCGGTCACCCGGGCCAGGCTGTATCGGTGCTTGGTGTTGAGCACGAATCGCGCGTTCTGGCTGGCGTTGGTGGCCGCGGCGGCCTGGGCGTTGGCGAAGGTCGAGGACGCGGACTGCGTCATGCCGAAGTTCACCGGGACGTGCAGGTCACGGCCGCGGCAGCTGGGGTCCTTGTCGATGATGGAGTAGAGGACGGCGTTGTGCCAGCCCGGGTGAGCGGGCACGCTGGCCATCCACTTCTCTTTCAGGATCGCGTTCAGGGTGACGAGGGTCGCGGACATGGGTAGTTCCTCCGGGCCCGGTGGCGCTCTGCGCCCGCGGGCAGCACAAGGGTTTTGGTTGTCGCCTGGTGCCGGGGGAATCGCCGGCCGCGGACCGAGCCGAGGTCAGCTCGATCGAGTCGTGCGGATGGTCAGGGTGGGGCTATCGACGGGGAGGGATCTGGCCCGGGTACACCTGCGCCCAGTAGGCCCGCTCCTGGTCCTCGGTCATCTTCGAGAAGTCCGGAGGTGACCCGCCGGAGCCGCCCTGTGCCATGCCGCTTGTCAGGGTCTGCCCGGGAGTCGCGGGCTGGCCGCCCGGGGAGGGCGGCGTTTCGGAACCGGCGGCACGTCCGAGCATCCTGTCGAAGGCGTCGGCCAACGCCTTGTTTTCGACGAAGCTCCTCTTCATGCCAACCAGCTCGGGTTTCAGCATACCCGCAGCCTGCTCCGCTGTCAAGTCCACCCCGGATTTCTTGGCCTGCTCCTGGTACGTCTTGATCTTGGCGCTGAAATCGGCCTGTCCGCCGGCGAGCGCGTCAGCGAAGGCCAGGGCTGCGAGGACGTCCTGGTCCTGCGACGCCACGAGGAACTGCCGGGCCTGACCGGCGAGGCCACCGATCTGGACCCGCTCGTCCGTCTGCTTGCGTTCCTGCTCCACGCGCTCACGCCAGGACTTCATGTCGGCGAGCTCCTGCCGGAGCTGCAGCACCTCTTCCGAGGCGGCCGGCTGGCCGACGGCAGCGCGCTCGAGCACCATCTGCTCGGTGACCCCCTGTCCCTTGAGATAGGACCACGGGTCCTTCTTGATGCTCTCTGCCTGGGCCTTGAGTGTGGCGAGTTCGGCCGAAGCCGACTTGGCGGCCTGCTCCATCTGGTAGGCGCGGGCATCCGCCTTGGCCGCCCGGTCGAGGATGACGGCCGGGTCCAGGCCGCCCGGGGCGGGGGCCGCGGCCGGGGGCGTTGCGGCGGGCGTGGCCGCGGGAGCCGGTGGCGTCCCGGGGGCCGGGGTTGGGGTCGGTGCGTCAGCCATGGCGTCAGCTCCCTACCTGGATCGAGCCGTCGTGAAACACCTTCGGGATCACGTCCACGACCACCACGAGGTCTTGACCCTCTGGGTGCTTCTGGACCGAGGTGCCACGGAGGGCCTGGAAGTTGAGGTCCGTCGAGTGCGCGATCTGGGCCGAGATCTTCTTCAGGGCGTCGACCATCCCGGCCTTGAGCGCGTCGGTCAGCCGGCGCTGCATCTTCGCGGCCTCGGCCGCCCGCAGCTTCTCGACGGCCTCCGGAGGAAGGCCGTGCTCGTCCTTTTCCGGCTCGGGGTCCGGCACGATGGCCAGTTCCGCCTTCTTCTCGTCCATGGTCAGCACCCCTTCCCCTCTCTGGCGATCGCGGCGTTGGCCCAGAACACCACCTCATCCAGGTGGGTCAGCGCCACGGACTGCTCGCGGCTCTCCGGGCACAGGTCCGCGATCACCAGCGCCAGATCCTTGGCCTTGTCGCGGATCGTCCCGAAGTCCTGGACCCGTTCCGGCTTCGGCGGGTAGTACTGGAAGCGAGCGTTGATCTTGTCCTTCAGCTTGTCGCCCATGGTCCCTCCTGGGTCATGCCCCGTCACGGGGCTGGGTTGCTACACCATCGGCATGTCGGCCGGGCTGGGCATCGGGCCACCGGGCATCGGCATCCCGGGCGCCGGGGCTACCGTCCCCTCGACACCGGGGGTCATCAGGGCCGCGGTCGCCACGCTCTCCGGGGCGCCGGCACCAGCAACCTGGCCCGCGCCGCGCACCAGGCTAGCCCGCATGTCGGTCAGCGAGAGCAGGTAGGCGCGGAACGGGGCCATCCGTTCCTCGGGGGCGCCCTGGGAGCGGAGCGAGTTGTACCGGCTGAGCACCATCCCCAGCGCGAGTTGGATGTCCAAGAATGGCTCTGGGGTCACGTTCTGCCCGTCCTCCAGGATCTCGATGTCCGCGAGCACGGCATCCTCGGCCGCCGTCATGTAGCTGAGCGCCGCCTCGACGTCCGGGTGGTCGAGCATGCGCGCGGCCATGGCCGGGGGGAGCGGAGCGATCTTCGCCAGGGCCTCGATCCGAGCGATGCGCCCGGCCGGGTCGGTCGGGAACCAGGACGACGGACGGACACAGACCCGCATGTCCGAGCGGACCGCGCGGATCTGAGACCACTTGACCTCGCGGGTAGCGCGCCCGTCGGCCGGCCGGACCACGATGTCCTTCCCCAGGTCCTCGGCCGCGTCCATCACGAGCTGCGCGAGCCCGTCGGCCCCGCAAAAGAACTCCTCCCACGCCTGCCCGACGTCCAGGAATCGCTGGGACTCGGTGTCCTTGTACTCCTGCTGGGCCACGGCCGATTCCATCTGCTTCGGGATCTGCGACTGAGCCGTGAGCTGGGATAGACCGATCTGCTCGAAGGCCGCAGCCTTGATGCGCTCGCGCTCCATCAGCAGGGCCACGGGCGGGCCAGGGTCGTTGCTGACCGTCGGCTCCTTCCCGGTGTACGAGTAGTAGCCCGTCTCCCGGCCCTTCGAGCCGTAGGCGTCGAAGTCGATCTTCGCGCCCTTCTCGAAGCCCACGTGCGTCTTGCACTGCTCCACCATGATGTCGATGCGGCTGGACAGATAGTCGTGCATCTCCTGGTACGGCAGCAGTTCGTCGACCGTCGGCACGCCGTCCCACCCGAGGGGCTGGGTCGACCACCGCCAGACGGCGAACGGCAGGCGCTCCCGCTTCCAGGGCTCGTCGAGCAGCGGCTCCCCGGCCTGCGTGCAGATGACGTGCCGGCCGTCCTCGGCCTTGGGCCCGCTCGGCAGGTGCCACGCCTCGATGACGCTCACCGGGTCGATCACGGACGCCGGGTCCGTGTCGGTCATCGTCCGGGAGGTCAGCGCGGCCAGGACCACGGCCGGGGTGGTGGCCCCGTACCGCTCGGCCAGCACTTCCCGGGCAACGATCATGTGCTGGAAGAGGGTCCGCGGCTTCCCGTGCCGGGCGTCGTGCGGGTCCACGGCTATGTCCGTCCGGAGCACGCGGTCCACTCCGACCGTCTCCCGCTCCGTGTCCGCGAAGACCTTGATCAAGCCGACGGGCGAGAGGCAGCCATCGAGGAAGGTCTTGCGGCTCAGGGCGTAGGCCCCGGAGTCGTCCAGGATGCCCTCAAGCCAAAGTTGCATGAGCTTGGCTTGCTTCTGGAGGGCGTAGTCCCCGCCGTCCGTCAGGATCATGGGCCGCGGGCGGTTGGTCGCGATCTTGGCCACGAGCGCCCCGATGGCAGAGCGGACGATGTTCTCTCTACGATCCTCGGGCGCCTGCGAGTAGGTCGGCCCCTTGAGCGTCCAGCTCGACGTGTCCAGGTCGATCGTGCCGCGGCCGAGGTAGAGGCCCCAGGCGGCGTTCATGCGCGCCCGGATCTCGCCCTGCATCTCGTCGACGTGCTTCCAGGAGGCGACGACGCGACGGACCAGCTCCGCGCCCTTGATCTTCTTGTCCCACCAGTACTCGCTCACGTGTCACCTCTCACTGCGGCTCGCCCTTCCAGTTCTCGCCCCAGGCGAAGATGTGGACCCTCGTGCCGAGCGCCGAGTACAGGTAGGCCGGCGCGTCCCCGGGCTTCGGGATCACCTTGTAGGCCCTGACCAGCAGGCAGTCGTTGGCCGGGATGGGCAGCGTGAACTCGACCCCGAGGTCATCGGTCAGCGTCAGGTCGGCCTGGTTCGCGCCCTCGTTCTGGACGGCCAGGTCCAGCCAGTTGCAGTCGGCGAAGGCGTCGAAGTCGATGTCCACCGTGTCCCCGGCCGCCACGATCCAGTGGTCCGGCTCGCGGGCGTACCCGTCGGCCTCGGACTGGGCCGAGGTCATCAGGACGTCGTCCAGGACCGGATCGATCTCGGGGTTGTCCGCGATCCGAAGGAGCAGTTGCACGTCCGCGTAGTCCACAGGTCACCTCCCGTCGAACGGAACGCCCCAGGCGAACATGCGGATCTTGGTGCCCAGCAATGACTCAAGCACCGGGGCCGCAGCGGCGCCCTTGAAGTGCTTGACCTTGATGGTCTGCAGCGGCTCGAGGCGCTGCCGGTAGGACGGGACGACCCCGTCGGACAGGATGACGATCGCCACGTTCGCCCCCTCGTTCCGAAACGCCAGGTCGATCCAGGTGCCGTCCTGGAAGGCGTCGAACTCGGGGATGAAGGCCACCGTCGGCTCCAGGATGACGAGGTCGCCCTCCCGGGCGTACCCGTCTGCCCGGCTGGCCTTCGTCCAGAAGAATGGCGTCTTGTCCTGGACCGGGTTCATCTCCGGGACGTCCGCGATCCGGACCAACATCTCGGCCTTGACGTAGTCAACCATGGTAGGCCTTCTTTTCCTCACCCATGATGAAAGTTTCGCGAAGCCTGGCGAGACTGTCGCGATAGGTTTCCTCTTTGAGTTCGCTGTCGGTTATTACAAGAGACCTCTCCACGGAAGTCGATGCAGCGCGCTGCGGAGAGCGGAAGTATTCGTGCCACAACCTTACAAATTTCTTCCACGCATCGTCGTATGGGGGGAAGTGCTTTCGTTCGGTCATGGCGTCACCTCTGGGGCGAGAGAAGAAACAACGTCGTGACGAGACACATGGAACACTTCTGCCAGCCACGCGATATATGCCCCGCGCCGTACACGGTCCTGGCATGCGTTCACCAAAGACGACAGCAACGCAATCCCTTTGCTCCCTAGGCCAGAGTATGCTTTCGCGAATACCTCAAGCGCCGGCTTTGCATCATCGACCTTGACCTTGTCGGCGCTCTCACTCCACGCAGGATGCAGTATCGACAAGTAGGGAGCCACATCGTTTCTTAGAAGCGCCTCGGATGCTCGCAGCGCAGCGCACCATCCGGTTTCATGATACACGATCACCGCTCGGTCGCAGTACATGCTAAGCGTCCTGGCGTGTTCGTCCGATAGCACAGGACCACGTAGCTCCAGAGCGGGCGCCGAAACAAAGCCAGAGTCGTTCCCATTCTCAACCACAACAGCCCGTCCGGTTTCCTTCATCGCACTCCATGCCTCATTGGAGCACTTGAAGTAATCCGGGAGCGCGGGCCCGTAGTTCCCGCTTGATAGCGCATCAGACGCCTCGTGGAAGGTCTTGCCCTCAATCTTCATCAGGAACGATGTTGCATCTCCCGATGCCTGGCAGCCGAAGCAGTGGAAGAATCCCCGCTGCGGGTGGACCGAGAACGACGGCGTCTTCTCGGCGTGGAAGGGGCACAGACCCACGTACCGACTCCCGACCTTCTTGAGACGCGTGTACCGTCCAACCAGATCCACGATGTCCACGCCTTCCATCTTGTCACCTCACGAGGGCTTGCCCAGAGGGTACCCGCTCACGGGCTCTGGGTCAAGACCCTACCTGCGCCCTCGGCGTTCCATCGCCTCCATCCTCTCGGCCTCCATCCGGTCGGCCTCTTCCTGCGCTGCAGCCGCGCTCCCCGGTGGCGGGGCCACCTTGTCCGGCCGGTAGGTGTACGCATAGGCCTTGCGCCACCCGTACAGCCCGGCGTCACAGTTCGACACCAGGATCCCGTTTGCGAAGTACTCGTGCTGCTCAGCCACGGACAGCGCGTACACGACAGCAGTTTTTCTGCTCGCTGTACTTGTTGACCATGAAGGTCCCGCCACATCGGCCGCAGACGCGCTCGACGTCATCCACTCCAGACCGGCGCCGCTTCCTGGAGTGCCATCGCCTCGTGCATCGGCTGGAGCAGAAGATGGCCGTGCCGACTCCGCTGAAAGTCTCTCCACACTCCTTGCAGACACGGTCCGAGCGAGAACGCTCAGCGACTTCCCTGGCGTGCTCTCGGTGCCACGCGCGCCCCTCTTCCGAGCGATGCCACGCAGGCGCAAGAGACCTCGCCACAGCAGTCGAGGCAGCGCGCTGCTCAGGCGTAGCATCACGCCACCGGTCGGCCATGTGCTCCGCGATGTGTTCTCCGGCTCGGCGCGCCTCAAGATTCGAGATGTCGTTGTTGAATGGGTCGCCGTCGCGGTGATGCACGTGCCATCCACGAGGGACGGGCCCGTGAGATGCCTCGTAGATCGCTCGGTGGAGGCACATGGTTCGATGGCCGACGCTTGACGCGTAGTACACTCGGTTCCTGCGACGGCTCGATTCAGGCCTCCGATACCAAGTGCGGCCACCCCACTCGACTGTCCTTGGGTGTTCCATGCGTACAATACTACATCAGACGGAGCGACAGAGTCAAGCCGCTTCCATCCTTCCGCTGTGAGCACCGGGTGTTCTGGTGTCCCGGTGATCCCCAGGCGCGTGACCACGGCGCGCTCTCCGGTGCATCCGGCCGAGGTGACCGGCTTCCACCCGCTCCGAGTAAGCGCCAGGTCCCCGACGCACACCTGCTCGATCGGAACCTCTCCCCTGGCCGTCAAGACACGCGTCCCGGCGACGAAGCACAGGTGGTTCTCGAAGCCAGCGTCCTCTACCAGGCCCGCCTTGCCAGCGGCCCACTGGAGCACGGACAGCTCCGAGGCATAGGGCGAGTCGGGCAGCTCGTGGATGTGGCCGCGCAGGAAGTCGGCGTTCATCAGCCGGATCGTGGCCGCCTTTTCCGTCTTGACCGCTGGCTCCATCGAGACGTGGTGCCGGCGCCGGATCTCCTCGGCGATCATCTTCCCCAAGCCCCCCGTGTCGATCATGATGCTGTGCGGGTGATAGCGGTCGATCCGGGCCTGGATGAGCCCGGCGCAGTCCGTCACGTCCAGCCCCGGCTGCCGGTATCGGTCGACACACCAGAGGTCTGGGAGGCGCGGGGAGTAGGCCCAGACCACGATGGCGAACGCGTCGTCGTGCCCGAGGTCAACGCCCATCACGTGCTCGAACTGGTGCCCGGCCGGCAGCACGCCGTCCCAGCCGTTGCGCTCCTGGCTCCAGCGGTAGACCATCCCGGCCTCGTCACGGACCCACTTCCCGCACCACTCGCGGAGGTACCCCGGGGACGTCTCGTCCCAGGCGCAGCGCTCCATTTCCTCGGCCAGCAGCTCACGGACGTCGGCCTGCCAGTCCTCGCCCCGGGCCGCCTTCTCGGCCCACCGAGGGAAGCACGAGTTGTCGGCGATGCTCCATCGGTGGACGCTCCAGCCCTTGGCCGGGTTCTGCTCGCGCGTCACGTCGTGGAAGAAACCAATGCACGCGGCCCCGGGCGTCCCCGTCAGCACCATCTGCCCGCGGTAGTCGGCCAGGGCCGGGCCGATGCTCTCCTTGACCATCTTGTCGAAGTGGGGGCCGAACGAAGCGGCCTCGTCCAGGATGGCCACGGAGTAGGGCGGGCCGCGGAACTTCTCGATCGCCCGCTGGTCGTTGGCGCCCCAAAGCTTGATGCGCCCGCCACCGTGGACGTAGAGCTCCAGGCGGGTGTCGTTGCGCTTGAAGGACACGCCCTCGGCCGTCATGACCTCCTGGACCGAGTCCCACATGAGCCGGCGGGCCTCGTCCTGGTCGACGGCCACGTAGGCGGCCCAGGCCCGTGGGTTCTCGCACGCGGCCAGCACCAGGATCGAGGCGTCGGCGTAGGTCTTGCCCGACCGGCGCGTGCACAGGGCGGCCTTCGAGCGCGCCCGGTCCGCCACGAAGGCCCGTTGCTTCGGGTGAAGCTTCCCGAGGATGGACGCCCGGAGGCGGGCCCCGCGGGTCTCGACCTCCTCCAGGCGCGCCATCAGCTCCAGTGCCTCGGGAGTCAGGCGCTCCGGGGGAGTGGAGCGGAGTAGGTCTGTCAGGCGGTCAGTCAACCTCGCTCCACTTCGTATAAACCGGCCACGAGTACACCGAAAAGTGTAGCTCGCAGGCCCGCATGGCGTCGGCCTCAGTTGCGTGGACTGGTTCGTTGCCGCACTCCCCGGATGCATCCAGGTTTACAACCTGCGGGTTTCCGGCGTCCGGGATGTGGACGACGTGCAGCGCTCTCCACCCGTCCAAATGCGGCCAGCGCATCACGTCGTAGTGGTGATTGTCGGAAACCCTCATTCGCTTCATGGCCTACCTCTTCCCGCGCTTCCGGCTCGGCTCCACCTTGGGCGCCGGGGCCTTGTAGGGCTGCGGCACCACGTAGCCAGCCTCGCCAGCGGGCAGACCGACGGACGGGGACACGGGCCCGGAGTGCGCCTCGGGGACGTGGTCGACCTTGGGCCGCGTTACCTCGGCCTGCTCCGTAACGCCCTCCAGGACCTCGGACGGAGGGCGAAGGACGGTCGACGTGGCGCCCACGATCTCCAGCCACCCGGTGTCCAGGATGGTCAGGGACTTGATTCCGGCCTCGCCAACCACAAGGCGGGTCACGGACTGGAACGGCTTGCAGATGCGGACGGACTTGAGCGGCGTCACTTCGGGCCTCCCTTCTTCTTCTTCTCCAGGTTGTCAGCGATCACGCCGAGGACAGCGACGGTCAGGATGAAAGCGAGCAGGTATCCCATGGGTCATCCCTCCTTCGTGGCCAATCGTGACGCTCGCAGCATGTCCAGGGCCCTGGCCTCTGCTGCAAGGTACGACTTCACGTCCACATGATCGGCTCTCGGGTCCCTGATGCCGCGCAGGTGCTCTTCCGCCACGTGCTCAGCGGCGATGGCTGATGCCATCGTTCTGTCCTGCCCTGACAGCCAGCGATCTGCCCACGTGTCCCATGCCTGAGTGGTGAGGCCCTGAGACCTGGCAGCCATGATGGCCGCTCTGGTTTCTTCCATGCGGTCACCTCCACACGGCAGGGCCGCCAGGGTTGAGCCGGTCCGACTCCCGGAGGCCGATGTTCTTGAACCACCAATCGCTCATTGGACCACACGCCGGCCAGTTGTAGGCCCAGGCGCCCGCAGCCATGCGCCTTGAGCCCACGGCCCAGAGCTGGCGGGCGAAGCTGCAGACGGAGACGCGCGGCGAGTAGCAAGCCATCAGGGCCGCGTGGTCTCGGTCTGGTCGCGCCGCGCACCAGGACTCAGCGTCCGGTATGAGCATCCCTCACCTCCCGAGGTCCGGCCGGTAGCACTCCGGCCACGGCTGGAATCCAGGCAGACGCCGCACCAGGCAGACGCCGGACGGGGACCAGCCGGTGAACGCACGCAGCCCGCAGACCGCCTCCCTGGCTGCAGCGGCCACCAGCTCCTTGGCGATCCCGATGCGTCGCCAGTCCTGGCGCACCCAGACCCAATGGAGCAGGCCGCGGCGCACGTCGGCGCAGAGCCATCCGAGGATCCGGTCATCGGCCTCCCGGTTAGCCGCGACCCACGTAGGGCAGCGGGAGAGCAGGCGCTCGAGGTGCCGCGCCATCGAGTAGTCGTGTCGCGTGTGGTCGATCCACGGGTCACAGCTTCGGCTGGTTCGGATCCACGTCTCCAGGATCAGCGGGCGGTCCCCCGGCTCCATCGACCGGATGCGTATCGGGGGCGGTTGCGTTGGCATTCAGTCCCTCCAGGACGGTGAGCAAGCGCATCTTGAGAGCGGCCGGGTCGTCGGGCAGCTCGTGCTTGACCGTGGCGTCCACCTTGGACGGGGCGTCCAGGCCCATCATGGCCGCCCGGCGCCTCATGATGCGGTCCAGGCACTCCAGATGCTTCGGACTGCCGTCCTTGACCTCGTCCCAGATCGCGCCCTCGGCCGTGTCGAGCTTGGCGGTCTCCATCGCTCGCAGCTTCTCCAGCCCCTCGGCCGGCATCTGCTTGCAGGCAGACAGGATCGCCTTGCGGGCCGCGCTCGGGTCCGAGTAGCCGCACTCCTCTGCGATCTGCCCAAGGGTCATCCCCTTCTCCCGAAGCTCGACAGCCAGGGCGTGCATCTTGGCCGTCTTGACAGCTCTCGCGCCGCTTCTCGCTCGTGGCGTCCTTGTCCGTGGCATTTGGACTCCCTAGTCCACATGGTACCCGCTTGCACGCCTTCGGTCAAGGTACCCCGGGAACCTGCGCTCCATCCTCGTCCAGTAGGCGTCCCTCCACTCTGCGTGCTTGGCCGCGTCCCTCGCCTTGCGCGCGTCCGCCCACTTCCGATCCTCGGTCCGCTCCGCCTCGCGGATCCTCTCGGCCATCATCCTCCGGCACCAGCCCACATCCAGGCCGAGCAGGGTCACGATCTCGACCATCCTCCGGGCCGGCCGGCGCCACCAGGCCCTTGCCTCCCGTGTCGCGTCTCCCGTCGTGTAGACGCCCGTCTCCCCGAGGGCGTCGGTCGCCGCGAGTTCCAGGACGCGCAGCCAAAGCTCGCGCTCTCCGGTCGCCGTGTCGCTGTTCTCGTAGCGCCTCCGTGGGTCGTCGAACAGCGGCAGCTCGATCGCCACGTCCAGCGGGTTGCGGTGGTACACGTCATCTTCCCTTGAGCGTCTTGATGCCATTGGCCACAATCCAAAGGTCGTTCGGCCACGGCGGAACATTGGGGTCCGTAACGACCTGCACCTCGTGACCGCCGTTCAAGATCCGTGTCGTTCCTGGAAGATCGCATCTGTGCTGCTTCTCCGTCCCCGCGGCCACGGTCCGACCGCAGCGAGGGCACGGGGCGCAGTGCGTGTGCTCCAGGTCCACGTCGCTCATGGCTTCTCTTCCTCCTGCGCCTGGGGCGCGTCCGTCGCGTAGGAAATCCATTCTTCTTCCGACAAGCCCTCGTCCGGCATCCCGCGTACCAGGCTCAGGCGGGCTGCCAGCCTCCTCGCCGCCCGCTCCCACTTCGCGCGCTCGGCTCTCGCATCGTCCCTCTCCCGGAGCGCCGTGCAGTCCATGTGCTCGCGGACGAGACGATCGCGCTCGGCCTCCAGCTCGGCCACCCGGGCGCGAAGACGAACACATTCTTCCCTGAATGGAAGCGTGATGGCCTCGATCTGAGGGTCGATACATCCGGCGCCTGATTCGTCCATTTCAGCCCCTCCTTGGATTTCCATAGCCCCAAAACCTGCACCCTTCGCTGCAAAACGGGAATGGATCCTGGTCTCGGAAGGAAGGGATCATCCGGTGTGTGTCTTTACCGCATCGGGGGCAAACACCAAGGTCTCGCACTGCGCGCTGAAGAAACGACGCGACAGCGTTAGAAGCCAATACGCAAATGCACTTGTCGCAGTCCCGCTCTGCCTCCAGCTCGGCCACCCGGGCGCGCGCCTCGACCAGGGCCACCATCGGGGCGCAGGCCTCGGCTCTCGCCTCGTCCCTCTCCTTGAGCGCCGTGCAGTCCATGTGCTCCTTGACGAGTCGGTCGCGCTCGGCCTCCAGCTCGGACACCAGAGTCATCGGCCGGCACGCAGCTGCCGTCTCCGGCTGCATCCTATCGGGAGACGTATACGATGGGCATCCGTTTTCTACCGCGCTGGCTCTCCTGCACTCGCACTCACCGCACGTCTTCATGGTTCCTCCCTCGGGCACGCGTGCCCTACTGCCCACGGTTGTCCGCAGAGCCCGCACGGGTCGGGCACGATGCGCACGCGCACCACTGCCCACCCGTCCCGGCGTTGTCTCTCGATCTCGCTGCCCGCCGAGTCCTCTCCCGGCTTCCCGAGTGCTCGCAGGCCGGCCGGCTCCGACGGGTAGAGGATCGGCCGCACCTCGGACCCACGGGCGAGCATCCACCAGGTCTCGCCTCCGGACAGGCGCGCGACTTCGAGCCGCAGGCGTTCGGCCTCCAGGGACAGCGCGGAGTAGGCCGCAGATAGGGATGCGTAGTCTGAGCGCATGCGCTCGATCTCGGCGAGCGCGGCGGCCAGGTCCATCTCAGTGCTCATCGTCGCGCCCCTCTTCCCCGTCTTCTTCCCACCCGTCGCAGTCCTCGGCCTCATCGGTCCCCTCGAAAACACAGGCCCCGCGATGGAGGCACGACGCGCACCGGTCGGTCTGGTAGTCGAGCTGCGGGTTCATGGCGTCACCTCCGGGAACTCGTTCCACTCGCGGCCGTCGAGCAGGCGACCGTGCTTCGGGCCGTCCTGCTTGAAGAAGAAGGGCACTCCCGCCTCCTGGCACTGGTCGCGAATGCTGCGCACCCAATCCGGATGCATCGGCCGCGCCCCGGGTCCCGTCTCACCGCCGACGATGACCCAGCCGACGCGGGGCGGGTTCTTGTGGCCCGGGCATCCGGTCTGCGGGTCGAACGAGTCGCAGCCCCCGGCCGAGATGTACTTCACACCTTGCGCGTGAAGCTTGAACAGCTCGTCCTGCGCTTCTCTCATGGTCAGCTTGCGCCCGTTCTCGCCCGCGAGCCCGTCGAAGTGCCGATTGCGGAGCATGCCTTCCACGTCGGCCCTGATGTGCATCGTGGTGGTGCCATTGAGCCACGGCCCCAGGTCTCCCACGGGTCCAAGCAGCGGCTCGAAGGACACGAAGCGCAGCGCGGCCTCGACCCTGGCCAGGGCGTCGAGCCGGCGCAGCGTCGCCGGCCCCTCGACCGTCACTCCGAGCCAGACGTTCGACGGGAAGTCGAGCAGGTCGGGCGTGATCTCCTGCGGCCTCTTCGTCAGCACCAGGAAGGTGTGCCGCTGGCAGGAGCGCATCACGTTGAACACGGACATCCTGTCTTCTGGCCGGACGCCCGGGTGGAACAGATCGCCCATGGAACAGGTGAAGATCCTGCGCGGCCTCTTCCAGCTGCACGGCTGCCCCAGGACGTGCTGGCGGGTGGTGACCTCGGAGAAGTCCCGCGGGTATCCGCACCTCCCCGCCAGGCGCTTCGCCATCCGCGCGGCGTAGCAGTGAGCGCAGCCCTCAGACGCCGGCGAGCACCCAACGATCGGGTTCCAGGTCGCGTCACACCACTGGATTCGTGTCCGGTCGCTCATGGCTTCACCTCCCCTGCGTCGTTCGCGAGCCTGACCGCTGCGTCCACCAGCCGCAAGAAGTCGTCCAGGTACATGCACGCGATCGGCTCTCGCCTGTCGGCCTTGACGACGGCCACGGGCGGAAGTCGCGTCCGTCCGATGACCTTCCCACTCGCGGCCATGGCCTGAGCGAGTGCCTCGTGGACGTTCGGCGCGCGCCCGGCCTTGCACTCGATCCAGAGCGGCAGGTCGCAGCACACGTCCGGGGCGTCCGACCCGTCCCGTGCCTGCAGCCCTCGCTTCGCCTGCCAACCGTGCTTCCGCAGGATGCGCGCGACCTCGCGTTCCCAAACCTGGCCCTTCGCTCGCGAGCGGCGATGGGATTGGCTGTTGCCTCCTCTCTGGCTCATCTCTTCTTCCCCTCTCGCGGCCCGACCAGGCTCCGCGCGTACTCCCTGATGACCTCCTCGATGTGCTTAGGCCCGATGGGCATGCGAGCTGACCACAAGGTATCCGAGATGCTCCACACGCCCATCCCCCGCAGGAACATCCTGACGATCCGCTTCTTGTCGCGAGTCCTCATATCTTCACCCTCCAGGCGCGAAGCCTTCCGGCCACCGCGTCGTCTCGTCATGGTCGGCCCCGCCGAGGTCGGCCCCGCCGAGGTCGGCCCCGCGGAGGTCGGCCCCGCGGAGGTTGGCCCCGCCGAGGTTGGCCCCGTAGAGGTTGGCCCCGCCGAGGTCGGCCCCGCGGAGGTTGGCCCCGCCGAGGTCGGCCCCGCCGAGGTCGGCCCCGCGGTGGTCGGCCCCGCGGCGGTCGGCCCCGCAGA